CTAGTTGCATTACAAAAATGGATTGTTAAACAACAGGAGCACCACAAATGATTACCCGCGAAAATCTACTCGCAGTCACAACACCCGCAATGGCAGACAAGTGGCTCGACGCGCTTAACGCCACCGCCGAGCGGTTTGAGATAAACACCCCTGAGCGTATTGCTGGGTTCTTGAGCCAGTTAGCCCACGAATCCGCGGGGTTTACTGCTACCTCTGAAAACCTGTACTACCGCGCCGAGGCGCTGTCACGGGTGTGGCCCAGCCGCTTCCCGCCGGGGGTCGCAGAGAGTTATGCCATGCAGCCTGAAAAGATTGCCAACAAGGCGTATTGTGACCGCATGGGTAACGGCGACGAGGCATCAGGTGACGGGTGGAAATACCGTGGCAAAGGGCTTATCCAGTTGACCGGCAAAGACAACTATCAACGCTTTTCGGATGCCACCGGCGTTGACGCTGTGGGCAACCCAGAGTTGTTGGCAGAGCCTGAGATGGCTGCATTGTCGGCTGGCTGGTTCTGGGCCTCAAACGGCTTAAACGCCCTCGCTGATGCCAAGGACGTGGTTGGTATGACCAAGCGCATCAATGGCGGCACGCATGGTCTGGATGACCGTCAGGCGAAGTACGCTAAGGTCACTGAGTCGATGCTGGCGTGAAGCCTGTCTGCCTACTTGTAGCCTTTTTGACCGGATGCGCTGCCCCTGCGAGTCGGGAGAGCGTGCCGGTCAACACGGGTTCGATCCAAGCCCGTTGTATTGTGGTAGCACAGGGGCAGACTATTTTGAGTGCCACGGGGTGTAGGATGCTGCGGATTTAGGCCAGAAAAACTGGTCTAAAACTGGTCGTAAATTGCGATTTTTGACTGTGTTCCCTAGGGGAGATTTGTGAACCTCTGCAACCCTGTTTTGAGGGGTGCTATCGCCGCAAAGCTAGTATTCATGCGGGTTACAGAGGCTTACTCGTCTTTTTGACTAGGTGAATCATAATCCGCAGGTCCCCTGTTCGAATCAGGGATGCGCCACCAGTAAAATCAACGACTTACGCGATTTTTAGCAGTGTGACAGTAGCGGGGTGTGGCTGAATCTTGCCATGAAATTCAACCGCACGGCTCATCTCGGCCAGATGGTCGGCATTGAGGTGAGCGTAGCGGTTAAGCATCGCCAGAGTTTTCCACCCGCCCGCACGTTGCAACATCAAGAGTGGCGTACCCGCCTGAGCGTGCCAACTAGCCCACGTGTGGCGTAGATCGTGGAACCGGAAGGTACTGGGCAAACCCACTTCTCTCAACGCACGCTTAAAGGTACGTTGGTCAATCTCATGGGTCTCGGCTCCGCACCGGGCAAACACGAATTGCTTGTGTTGGCCTGTCCTTCGCTCGATGACTTCACGTGCATTTGCGTTCAGCGGCACTGGCCGACTTGACCCAGATTTGGCTTTACTGGCCAAAACTGAGACCAGATTACGGCCTAGATCGACCTGTTGCCACTCCAAACTAAGGATTTCGCCTGCCCGCATACCCGTCATCAAGGCAAAAGTGGTTACGTCTCGCATCCACCCTTCGGGCAGTGCTTGAATCAAACCTTGCGCCTGTTCTTGAGTCAAAAACGACTCGCGTATCTCGGCTTCGTCAAACTTCTCGATGTGGGGCACGCTGCTAATCCACCCACGTTTGGCACACGTACTAAGCAGTTTGCTCAACGTGGCCAGATAGCGGTTCTTGGTGGCCGGAGCCATCTTGAGGGCAGGGCCGCTTTGTACCCGCTTATAGGTGGGCACTGCGTTCATAATCGCGTCAGTTGTTAAAGAACGAAGCGTCTGGCCTTTGAACTGTGCTACCCAGTAGCGCATTTGATCGACCTTGCTCTTGTAGTCGCGCAAACCGCTGCACGTCTTCAAGTACATCAAGGCCGCTTCATCAAACGTGTACTCAGTCTGCACGCCCAACTGCTCGACGCGCCACGTCTCGACTTTTAGCCGGTCGTGGTACTCCTGTGCCGCTTTCCTGTCCTTTGTTTTAGTAGAGCGTCTAATTCTCGCTCCACTTGTGAGCGTGAGGTCAACGAACCATACGCCGGACTCGGGGTGTTTGAAGATTGACATTTTGGTTCTCCAACTGCCCGCAGCGATAGCGGGATAATATTAGCACAACTGTTTGGTTGTAAATTGTTTATTGTTTCTGGCCAGATGAGCCATTTAGCGCAGCCGGGCAGTCTGAAGCCTATCTGGTGGCGGCGGGCAAAGACCGTGTTGTAGTGCAGCCCCAAGGCGTCTGCGGCTTGCTGAAGGGTGAGGGGTTTGTTCATTCTGTTGCCTCAACGAAAATGGGGGTCTTATCGCCCACCCACGCGCAGGCGATGTTGAACTCGTAAAACTCGTACGCTTCTTCCTCAGTCATCCCGTCGCGCTTCATCAGGGTCTCAATTACCTTGTCCACGCTGTAGCACACGACCCGCAAGCCATCGGCTCGGGTGGCAATGCCGATGACTGCGTTCAGCAGCCCGTCAGCCCACAGTAAATCGTCATCTTCGTTAGTCATCTCTTGCTCCTTTCGACCCATTTGCCAACGCAGTACCCAGCAAGGAACGGGAGGATAAAAAGCATCGTGAACATAATGAAAGTCATCACTCTCTCAAAGTAATAAAGCATCATTTCGTGCGCCTCTCAATTTCACGGTTGATATACCAAGCCGCTTTTTTTAAATCTTCGATGGCATCAGCCTTCAGGTCGGCACGCCAGATGTATTTCACGGCGTTGCCCAGACAAAAACCCATGTGCTCGGTAATTTGGATGCACTCAACGCCACTCGGATGCTCGGTGTAGTGCTTGGGGTGGTTCACGGGGTCGTTATCGCGAGGTATCAAGTGCGCCTGCTGTTGCGCCATGCGGGCTTGCTCATATAGCCACTCGTTTTTCTGGTCTATTTCTGCTTGTGTTGGTCCAATCATGTCGTTCTCCGTTTCATCGCGTTAGTTAAAATTTCTTGGACTGTTTTCTTACTGATGAGTCGTTCTAAAATCATTTCGTCAACGGTGTTACGCGCGACGATGTAATGCACTTCACATACCTTGCCGCTGCCCAACTGAGCCTGCCGTATAGGGCCTACACGCTCGATAATCTGCAAGTGCTCCTCTAGGTTCCAGTTCACTGAAAAGAACGCTAGGATGTGCCCGCCTTGGGCTAGGTTCAGGCCGTGCCCGGCTGACGCTGGATGGGCGAATAGCAATGGGATTTTTCCGGCGTTCCAGTCGGCTATCGTTTTTGGGTCTTGGTCAAGAGGACGGCCTTGCGGGAAGGCTTTAAGTAATCGCGCCAAGTCTGATCGGAAGTGGTAGGCGACGAGGACGGGGTTTCCCGATGCCTCCGCAATAACGCTTGCAAGAACGTCCAACTTTTCATCGTGCACCTCGATAAACTGTGTGTTGTCCTCGGTCGTGTAGACCGCACCATTTGCCATCTGTAAGCACTTCATCGTCTTGGCCGCGGGGTTAAACACCTCAACCTCTTGGCCTTGCAGTTCGGTAAACATCTCACGCTCAAGTTCGCGGTACTGCTGCATGGCCTTGATGGGCAAGTCCACGTAAATCTTGTTCACGAACGGCTCGTCAATGGCAATGTGGTCGCGCACATCGACCGTGAGCGTGGTGTCCTTAATCAACGCCTCGATCTCTTTCTGGGCGTGGGGCATGGGCTTGAGTTGCACGGCCGCGCGGTGTGCGCCCACTTGAACCGAATGAAACCAACGGTCACTGAACGCCCTGTAGGATTTACCTAACCGGCTACCAGAATCAATGAACCACTGTTGACCCCATATATCAATTAAGCCTTGTGGGGCAGGGGTTCCAGTTAATAAAACTATCCGGTTCACATATTTAAATGCGACCTTGGCTAATGCGCGTGCGCGTATCGAGCCTTGGCGTGGTCTGAACGATTTGAGTTTGGTGGATTCATCGACTATCACCATCTTGAACGGCCAGTTGTCGCCACAGTGCTCAACGAGCCAAGGCAGCATCTCGAAGTTAACGGTGAAAATATCGGCTTGCTCAAGCACGGCCGCGTTGCGTTCTTTAAGCGTGCCGCCGATAAACACGCACGTCATGTGCTGGGTCAGACCCCACTTAGCCACCTCGTCTGGCCATGTCGTTCTGGCCACGCGCAAGGGCGCGATAACCAATATCGGCAAGGTGTCTTCCAGCATCGACAGCATATCGACGGCCACTAACGTACTTAGGGTTTTCCCTGATCCCATTGAACTCCATACCGCACACCGCTTGTTGTCGATAATGTGGCGAACAATGTCCCACTGATAGTTACGTAACTTCATTTCAGTACCTCATCGACTTGTTCGATTGAATCCACGACCTCGATGACTTCGCCCAAGCGACGCATACGCTTGTGCTCTCTGACTTGATGCGGCTCGGGACTAATGCCGGGGGCTTTGAGTTCGACCCAGAAGGGCGGCAGATGGGGCGTCATCACGCGCCGGTCAGGCGCACCGCGGTGGTTAATGAACTCCACCTTGCGAATCTCACCGCCCAGAGCCTTAACGCGCTTGACCAGATAACGCTCAATCTTTGCCTCTTTCATTTGCGATACCTGTACGACTCGAACCCGGCTGCGGCCAGTGGCAAACCTTTAGCCCACGCGGGGTTAGTGGCCATGAGTGCAGCCAACTTGTCGGCAGAAAACTCATTGGTGTCAGGCGTCTCGCTGATGATCTCGTCATGCACGGTTGTGACAATCTCGTAGCCCGCGGCCTCGATCAATGGCATGGCACTTGCCATCACATCGCGTGCAACCGCTTGGCAAATGTTCTCGAACACCTTGCCGCCGTAGGTCGTGATGCGTTGCCACTTTCTTGTGTACTGGTCAGTACCCATGTAGGTGATCTTGCCGTCGTCGCGTACTTCAGGCGATGGGTAGCAGAGGCTTCGCCCGCCCGGCAACTTGATACGCAACCAGTTGCCCTCGCGCCGGATAGCCATGTTGCGTACGCGATAGATGGTGTCGGGGTTGCCGATAGCGGCCACGATCTGTTCTTGCAAGTCTTTCCAGATACTTGTGATGCGGGGGTGTGCCAGACGCCACGACGCCTTAATCGCATCGCACACAATCCACGTGTCATCAGTCAGCCCGAAGTCAGGCATCTTCATCTCGCGTGCTTTCTCGCGCCACTCCATCGAGCGTTGCAGTACCTCGTATGAAATGCTCATACGAGCAAGCCCCGCCATTTCTTCTAAGTCAATGCTGTAAGCAGTAGCGAAGGTCGAGAACGCCCCCAGCGCACCTTGGTACTGAAAGGCCAACTCCATTACCTTCCCGATTTGTCTCTGGTCGCCTGTAACCTCTGAGGGCTTCACGCCAAACGAGCGGCCATACGCCACGCGGTACAGGTCATCGCCCGCGCCCAAGTCGTAGGACGCAAACGCGTCTAGCTTCCACTGCTCACCGGCCAGCCATGCAGCGACTCGGCCCTCGATATTTGATAAGTCGGCGATGCAGAGTTTTTTGTTCTCGGGGGCGGTCAGACACCCACGAATTGCGCTAGATGTAAGCTGCATGATGTCAGGCGCAATGATGTCAGCGATGCCGTCTTTCAACGCCTCGATGCCCCGTTCAATCTCTGGGTTCTTGAGCGACGGTCTGGGTAGGTTCTGCAATTGCACTAATCGCCCCGCCCAACGTCCGGTGCGCGTAGCCCCACAAAACTGCATCGTGCCGCGCAGTCGGTTATCTGAACTGACTGCACCGACTAATTTCTTGTACTTGGCCGTGCTGGTGGTGCTCGATGATGCGCGTACTAAAAGCAGTTCACGCGCACCTAACGGTAAGTCTGGGTCATCTAATTTTCGCTCGACCGTTGCGCCCCGTAAGTCGGGCAAGTCAACATTAAACGCCTCACGTAAATGTTTGAGAATCGCATCGCGTTGTCCGGCCGTGGCCACAGCCCCGTCAGTCATCTCAAGCGTTTGTGCGGCTAGACTTTCTTGCTCCACGGCCACAGCGTCCATCGCCGCTTGCGCTAAGGCCACGTCAATAAAAACACCGCGGTCATTGATCTTCTGGTCGAGTTGCCACAAGTCGTACTCGAACTCTTTGTAGTTCCAGTTGGGCAAGCGTCGCATCACTTCGCGCATGGCCGTGATGTCGTTGCCCGCGTACTCTTTAAAACGCGCCCATTCATCGGGGTGCGTCTCGCGTGTCGCGCGGCGAATCTTGGATGTCTTGGCAAGCGGCTTGCAGAATTTAAGAACGAGTTTTTTGCCGTCTTTAATCTTGGCGATTTCAACTGGCACTCTTAATATCGTGCACAGGTCATCAAGTGAGCCGGGGAGGCTGTGGCACATGGCTTGCACCATTGTGTCGTGCACGCGAGATACAGGAATGTCGATGCCCAATGCGTGGCGAATCACGGTGCGGTCAAACTGGCTGTTGTGCCAGACCGTCATCACGGTTTCATCAGCAAGCGCGTTTTTCAAGTCGTCAGGCATGGGACTGCCTGTGGTTAAGTCCCAGACGTGCACATCGCCCTCACCAACCGCATACGCCCAGAGCGTGATTTCCACGTTCTCAGCGTATGCGTGAAGGCCGACACTAATCGGTGTCTCGCAGTACGTCTCAGTGTCGCAGAATAAATATTTCATACTAAATCCAGTTCAAAGTTTTCGCGTATCGGTGCGAAGTCTTGAATGTCAGGTGTTTGCGCGGGCTGTGCAGCACTCACCAATGCTCGCTCACGAAAGAACCCTTTGAACTGTGGGTGCGTTGCGTGAAACAGTCGGGAGTAGTGCGGTGCGAAGTTGTTGTTGATCTTCAAGTTACGGTCGCGGTACTCAATAGCGTGATGCCAACGCACTTGCTGCACGATGGCCATGGCCGAGTAGTGCTTAAAGCCCGCGTCGAACACTTTGCGCTGAAGCATCACGAAGGTGTCAAACACCACGGGGTTCTTCAAGTGAAACGCTTTAAACGCGGCCTCAATCTGATCTTTACGAGTTGTCATGTCGGTTCTCCAAAAATAAACGCCCCCGTGTTTCAGGGGGCGGTGTGCTTACAGCAGATCGTCAACACCAGTCGTTGCGGCTACGGCCACGTCCTCAAAATCCGAGGCACTTGCTTGCACGGCCGAACTAAACGCTTGGCCGTCGCGCACGAACTGCACGCCTTCAAGCGTTGCGCCTACTCGGTCGCCTGAGTAGTTGCCCGCCCAAATATCGACCAAAATATTTACGTAGCAGCCGGGGTAAGGCTTGCCGTCTTCTGCGGTCAACTGTTCGCGCTGTTGGCCGAGAATTGTTGGGCGGGTCTTACGTGGGTGGGGGCGGCGTGTTGAGAGCGTCCAGATGTCGGAGTCATCCATTTGATGCAACGGATACGCACGCACATCGCCCTCGATTTTCTTGGCCACTTTGGCTGAGTCTTTCGGGTACACCTCTTTCAGTACGGCCGCAATCGTCGCTTTGATTTTGTCGAGTTGCTCACCCGGCTCAATCATCACTTTTGCTTTGTAGGCCATGTTGCCATCGCCGTTAAAATCGGTAGGAACAAACAGATCACAAAAACTTAAACGTACATTGTCTAAACGAACTTTCATTTGGATTCTCCAAGGGTTAAAAACTGATTTGCTACATTCATGTCAAGCGCGGGGCGCCTGTCGGTTGCGGGCGCAACACTGGGTGAACCCTGTGCCTGTGTGACTTCATTAGCAACTTGCGCCCATGCCTCATTGCCTTTCAACAACTTCTCTGCCGCCGCGGGGGAAAGCAGTGATTTCTTAAAACAACTTTCTTCGTTCACACCGGCCAGAATCAACGCAGCCAGTGCCCGTTCTTCATCAGCCCATGCGCGGTTGCCTCGTTTACCTTCAACCACTTTCCAGCCGCGCACCTCTTTACCTTCAAACAGTTCGCGTTCAACGCGTGCACGCACCGCCTTCATCCAACCTTCGATCAAGGGCAGGGCGTTCATGCAGTTGGCTAGATGGTTCAGGTCGCAAGCCGCAACGAGTTCAGTAGCCGAGACCAACTTCGCCTCGATGGGTTGAGATACGTCCACGAAGTCATCCGCGATGGCCGACATAACGGTTTGTGTTTGCGCCTCGCAGATGCCGGACTTCACGCACCAGCGGCACTGGTCTTCACCCGCGGTCATCTCAACGTCTTCGCGGCCATGTATCTGCGCGGCTACGCCCGCACGGGTCACGAAGCGCTTGATTTCTTCCATCGTGTAGGTGAACTCAGACGTGTGGTTGAGTCGCGGCTGACTGATGATGACGCGCACGGTCTCAAACGGTCCGAACGCCTCAAACTCTTTAGCCGCGGCCGCGCCGTACATCATTAGCTGCGGGTTGTCCTCGGCGTCCACCCTAATACCCATGCCATATTTCAGATCGACAACGGCTATCTCATTGCCGTCAATAATCACAGCGTCAGATGTGCCCTTAGCGTCTTTCTCACCCGTGATAAAGGTGATGGGCATGGATTGCTCGACCAACAAACTGCCCTCAATGCTGCGAACTAAATTGACGTACTGCTGCACGTAGTCGCACATCTCTTGGGTGAACTCGAAATACTCACCCTCGGTCTCCATGCCGTCGCCCATGAACGTGATTGCGTCCACGTTACAGTCAAGCGTGATCGAGGCCAGATGGTGTGCGGCCGTGCCTTCGTTGGCGTAGTGACTTGAGGTGTTGTTGGACACATACCCCACGCAGTTCATCCAGCCGGATGCGCCGCTGGGTGACAACTTTGCGTGCACCCCACTCATGCCGCCGCCTTAACCATGGCTTTCTCCATGGCACGCATCACGTCTGTGTATTCTGTTGCAGGGATTTCTTTCAGCGTCTTAGCACCAAACTGGCCTAGTACGCTTACTAGCGCGTCGCGCCCGAACTCTTTGTTCAGCGCCATGGCCGCGTTGGCCACATCAGCGTATTCAAGTGTCTCATCTGGTGCGACACTGCCTTCTGGGTCTTGCAGTACCGCTTGGGGGTCGGCTTGTAAAAGGGGCAGTAGTGCAGCCCGTAAACTGGTAATGCTCTCTAACATCTGATCTAAGGCGTCAGTGACTTGCTGCATTTTGTTGCTCCGGTTTTGTTAAGTTTGATAAATTGCGGAAGTAGTCGTGCTTGGCCATGATTTCTGGGTCGTGCAGCGAGGGCGGCAACCAACCGAGCCGCTCGAAAGTCAGCTTGATGTTGGTGGCCGCAGCCGTGACGTAATGCTTGTGGGTGATTTCCATTACGCCGCCTCAGAAAGAAGGGGCTAGGAAGATGTAGGTGCTAATGCCCGCAAGGGTCATCAGTACCAAACAGATTGCGTCTTCAACGATTGAATATTTCATTTCGGTTCTCCAAGTTTCACGCCTTAGTATCTGTAAAAGGCGTAACAAAACTGTAACACAACCAAAAAGTTTATCGCGATAAATCGCAACAAAATAATTTATAAAAGCGTAAATATAGGCGTAAAAAAACCGCCCGAAGGCGGTTTGTTTGGTCAGTTAATTGCCGTTTTAGCTGGTATCGGCGGGCTTCTCAACGATTTCGTTGTTTTTTGACACACTCAACGCATGAAATGTTGAAATTGCTTGCGCGAGCATCTCGGTGGCCCGGCTCAGGTTGTCGGCAGCGCGTGCGATGTCTTTAGACGCAGCCGCGAACGCAGCCAAGCGGGTGTCTTCATCGGTCATTAAGGAGGCCAGCGCAGGCTTGCCCGCGCGTTGCAAGTGTTGCTGCGCCATGCGGTCGGCCAATCTCGCCTTGGCGCGTTCCCATTCCATCGGAGCCACGCCCCCCATGATCTGGCCTATTGCGGCCTCAAACATGGGTGCGCGTGGCCTGCGGCGGTAGGCTAAGAGGCTGTCAATGATTTTCCCTGACTCACTGTTAGCCCCTAACACCTCTTTGATCTCCATCAGCCTGTGGTCGCGCGGTATCGCTAGGTCGCCTTCCCATTTGCTCAATGATTGCTGGCTGACTCTAAGTACATTGGCGAACTCGGCCTGACTGATTCCGAGCCTGAGCCTATCTTCAACCAAGGCTTCGCCCAACTGTTTTACGTTTTCCATATCGGTTCTCCAAAACCTAATTTTAAAACACATACGCCGGAGGGCGTATTAAATACAACTAGACGCTTGTATTAGAACGTGCTTGCTATGCTCAGTCAAGGCTTTCTTTGCCGTTGACGGATAAATTGTTAAAGTTGTACAATTTATTTGATATTTATCAACAACCGGAGAACCGACCATGCTAGTAGCAGAAGACCCGAAGGTAGATTTATCCGAACCGAATGGTATCCACGATGCCGTGGCACGTGCAGGCACGCAGGCCATGTTGGCCGCAAGCCTTGGTGTCACTCAGCAAGCGGTCAGCAATTGGCTGCGCCAAGGATGGGCACCTGCCCGACGCGCCCACCAGATCGAGAAACTGTACGGTGTCAGAGCATTAAGCATCGCCCACCCACGTTTCGCCGCACTCGCGCGTTGAACCCCTTATAAACAGCGAAACCCCAGACCGACGCGAATCGGTACTGGGGTTTCTGTCATTTCAATTTTGGAGAACCGAAGATGACTAACCGCCATTCTACCCAACAATCATACGGGTGTACAGCATGATCGCTTGCACCATATTCAAAGACGCCAAAGCGTTGCAGGCGCACACACTTGAATTACCTTGGCCGGAGATACGTTCAAAATTCTTGAACCCCGACTCGTTTAAGTGCAAAGAGGACGCCCCGTTATTCAAACTCGCTACCTTTGACGGCACGAAAACTAACAAAGGGTCGCTGCGGCACAACGCCGCCATGATGCAGATTTACGGCGTTGAGGGGGACTACGACGCTGAAGTTATTACCATCGCCCAAGCCATCGCCTGCCTCAAAGCGGCCAACATTGAAGCGGCCATTTACGCCTCCCCATCCAACGAGGCGTTTAACCCCGAGACGGGTGGGTTCCGTGGCCCTCGTTGGCGCGTCATCGCCCCGTTATCCAAGCCACACACCCCACAGGAGCGTAAGCGCCTCGTAGGGGTCTTAAACACCGCCCTTGGTGGGATTCTCACAGGTGAGTCATTCACCCAGTCTCAAGCGTTTTATTTTGGGCGCGTAGACGGTGCACTCTGGGAGGCGGGCACAAATGCTGGTCTGTATCTGGACGCGATACAGCATTTAGAACCGACGTACCCCCGCGGCCATACAGTCGGCAAGAAGCACGAACTGAAAGACCCCCGCGACAAGCAAGACGTCATTGGTGCGTTTTGCCGTGCGTTCAATATTTACGAGGCCATCGAGGAGTTTCTGCCCGATACGTTCGAGCACATCGACGACAACCACTTCACGTGGTGCGGCCATCAGGTCAGGGGAGTGTTCGCAACAGACGATGAGCAACACCTAGGCGCGTCCCACGACACGTGGCCGTTCGGTACGAACAACGTGGCCAACACGTTTGATATCGTCCGGCAGTTTAAGTTTGACCCCGAGATGACAGAAGACATCCTGTTGCCCGCGTTCGAGCGTCAGTCGTATCGCGATATGTGCGACTGGGCGATAAATCTGCCAGAAGTCAAACTAGAAATGCAGGGCAGCACCGATAATGCTAACGCCCAATACTTTGACGAACTTGAAGCGACAGAGTGGCAGGATGCGCCTGTCCACGACATCCAACCGTACCGCTTTCAGCCCTCAAACGAGTTTATGGGCGGCAACGCCGACACTGACTGGATTATTAAAGATGTTATCCCACAGGCCAACTTAGTCGTGATGTACGGAGCCTCTGGTTCTGGTAAATCCTTCATCGCACTCGATCTGGTCATGGCCATCACGACAGGCCAGCCGTGGCGCACCAAACGCGCATCAAAAATGCGGGTCGCTTACATCGCCGCTGAAGGCTCCACCGGCTTCAAAAAGCGCATGAAGGCGTACGCTAAACACCACAATATCGCCCCCGAGCAAATGGAGTTATTCGTCTTAGACGCCGCCCCCAACTTCCTTGACGAAACCGCTACCAAACTTGTGTCTGAAGCCATCAAAGCGGTCGGTCGGGTCGGCCTCGTTGTGGTCGATACGTGGTCGCAAGTCATGCCGGGCGCTAATGAAAATTCGTCCGAAGACATGGGTAAAGCCTTAGCGCATTGCCGCTCGATAGCAAAAGCCACACACGCCACGGTCTTACTGATTCACCACAGCGGTAAAGATCAAGCCCGCGGTGCCCGTGGATGGTCGGGCCTTAGAGCCGCGGCCGACGCTGAACTGGAGGTCGTCAAGACCGACACCGGCCGCCTCTTGCAAGTGTCCAAGATGAAAGACGGGCGCGATGACGGCCAGTGGGGGTTCGACCTTCAGGTGGTTGAACTGTACGTCAACTCGTTTAACGAGACGGTTGATTCTTGTGTCGTGCTCGAAATAGCGGTGCCGGTGCTCCAACCCAAAAAGAAACCCCCTTCACCTTTGGAAGTCTTGGTGATGGCAGCCCTGCGAGACATTACGAAGTCTCAGTCGGGGAGCATCAGTATCGAGGATGTGGTGGGCGACGCTGTGACCAGACGCACGCCAGATGACACCACGCCGCTTATCGGTCGTGCGCTTACGGAACGCAAAAAGAACCTCAGAAAAGCACTTATTCGCTTGGCTGAAAAAGCGGAAGGTGTGTCGATTGATGAGGATGGGCAGCACGTGACAGTGGTTGCGTTGCCAGATTTGGAGTGATTTCTGGGGGCGATTGCTTACAACGAAGCCGTTGTAATTAGGCGAAAAGAGGGTGGGTTTAGTGGGTTAAGTGGGTCAACCCACCCAAAACCCACTAACCCACTTTTTCAGGGAAAGGGGGGGTAAGAGTGGGTCAGGTGGGTTTCACGCTAGTAAGAAACCCACCGACCCACCACCCACCCCCCGAAATTGACACATATTTTCTTAAATACAACTTAATGCTAGTAAAACTGGAGAACCGATATGAGTGAAGAAAAATTGAGTAGCAAGCAGATGACCGGAGTGTTTAAAACGGCCGTGGAAAATCTGACCCGGTACTACCCCGCGCACGTGGTCGGCGTGTACTTGAGGAACCGGCGAAAGGTGTTTGAGGTGATTTGTAAGATTCTGGACGACAAGCCTGAGCAGCACATTCACCAGTTGCTTTTCGTGCAGAGGTTTAATGAGATGGTCGAGCGGCGCAGATCGGGCGGGCGGGGGGGCGGTGTGGCAGAAACGAGGCGCGTGTCGTTTTTGAGGCCGGACTACAAGATGCCGGTCGGGTTGAGGTTGAACGCGGCACGGGTGCGGGACTTGCCAGTACCCGTCACGATGATACGACGGGGGACAGAGGGGCGGGTGTTCCACGACAGAATGGGAAACCAGTCGAACTAGCCCGATTTGAAAATGGAGTTAAAACGGTCTGGGAAAAGTCAGACCCGTTTATGGGGTGATGGGGTGAAAAGGGGGTTTTCAGGGCGAAACACATCCCCACCACACCCCCACCACAGCCCGCCCGCCCCCAGTTTTCATAGGGGCGTGTGGTTTGGGGGCGTTTAAAAGGGGCTGTGGGCGGCTTAACGGTCAGGGTGTGCCTTTGTGGGTAGGGCTGACAGTTGTTTCGCGGTCAGGGGGGCATCTAGCCCGCCGTAGGGCAAGCCCACCGCTAGGGTTATCTTCAAGGCGGTTTCTTCGCCTAGCAGTTTGTGTCCAGTCTTGGCGTAGGTGTAGAGCAAACGGGCGATGTAGGTTTGAGCGATACCGACGCGACGCGCAAACGCGCTTTGGTTGCCCGCGTCAAGGGTTGCGATGAGTAGCAGTAGGTTAGCCCGTCTGATTTCGTAGGGGATGGTTTGGTAATTCATAGGCGGTTAGCCCTCCGGGTTGAATAGGGGCGCTTAGGCGCGATCATACAGGCCGACCCATAGGCTGACCATGGGCGGGCGGCAAAACGCCTCTAGGCGGGCTATACGCGGGCCTAGTGACGGGTAGAGCGAAAAGGTACGAAGCGGGCGGGCGTAACGACGGTACGAAGTACGGCCAACCTCAAAGACGGTACGAAGTGGGCAAGACCGCCTATAAACGGGCGGCTGTGGGGGCGCATTTTAAAAGCCCTCCGGCAAGACAAGGGGCACGCCCTTGGCGATTGACAGGAACAAGGTAACGCCGCGGGGCTGTATGCCGATAAAATCTCCCGCCTTGGTTACGGTGCACCGTGCACCGGTCAGGCCAGCGAAGGCTTTAGCGCGACGAATGAGGGTAACGTCGGCCACGTTGTTACGAAAGAGGGGGGTTTTGGTTGCTACCAAAACGTGTACACCGGTTGAGGTGTCGGTCAGTTCAAAGCGTGCGAGCATTTTCGGTTCTCCAAAGGTTTGCAAATGACGCGCTTATGGTTGGGCGCGTTTCGGGTACTCAACCCATCTTCAGATTTGCTTTAAATAAAATCGGCGTAGGCTTCGCCAAACCCCCGCGCGATATCGGTTAAGGCGTCGGCGTCTGACTGGCCGTAAATCTCCGGCCTATCCCAGAACCCCACGCCGTGCCCGTTTCTGGTGAACCAGAAATCGTGCCCTATCTGGTCGGGGTCGGCTTGGGGGTCGATACCGGCCGCTTGCACGGCCAGAACAAACGCGCGACAGTCTTCGACGGCTTCGGCTAAAAAAGCGGTTGTTAAATCTAGCCCTTCGTTCTCGGGCGTGTCGGGGGTTTGCTCGGTGAAATAAACCGCTTCGATGTAGGCGTCGGTTATTTTTTGAAGGTTCATTGTTAAGCCTCAATAGTGAAGGGGGCAGCTTTGTTCCGGCCGCGGAATTTACGCACGCACCAAGCGATTAACAAGGCGGGCGAACAAACTAGAACCGCGCAAGAAAAGCCGACTTTGTGAAAATACTCGCGCGTGTTTGTAAACCAGTCTTGCTCGGGGGCTTTAACCGGCGTACGCGCGGAGGTGTAGCGGGCGTCGGAGTAACGCTTAGTTTGAAAACTTCGCCGCGGGTAAGTGTGGGCGGCTTTGTATCGTTGAAAGCGTTCGCGTATAGGCGCGGGGGCGGGGTCAATCTTTTCCCCCGCGTTGCATTTAACAAACTCGACGGCCTCGTCTAATAAATTTTTGCTAATGAAACGAAATTCGGTTGAGCCATCGCCATACACACCGGCCGCGGGCGTGCCAAACTTTAAAAGCGATTGCTCGACAATTAAAGCGTTTTTGGTTTCGTGAAAACAAACTATTTCAGCGGTAAAGCCGTAACGCTTGGCCACCTCGTGTATGCGCCTTTGTTCTCGGCGTTGTGAGGTTACGCCAAACTTAACCAAAAGGTGCCCCGGGGCGAAGGTTTTACAAAGCGTTTCCGCGTTTTCACCCTGCGCAACCCAAACATAAATCGCGTCGTTATCGTTGCTCATATCGTACCCTTTAAGCGTAAAAATACGGCGCGTAAACCAAGCGCAAAGCCTTTAAAAAAACCTGACGCTATGGCCACAAACACCGCCAACCCAAAACCTAAAAACACCAAAGCCGCGAGGGCGTACAGTATGTATGTCATTGTTTGTTCTCCGCGTCTTGAGCGTCAAGCAAACGCGTGACGGCTGACACCATGTTTTCCATAACGTGCGCGACGTCGCAATATTCGAGCGGTTGCCAAGGCGTAACGCTACTGGAGCCGCCGCGGTACAGTTCAACGATTTTTTTAAATGACGCCCGCGCGGGGTAATCGCTCAGACATTGGCCGAGTGTGAAATCTTGCGCTTTTTTTAAATTGGTTTTCATTTTGAAAGTACCCCTTTGATCGCTTCGATTTGTTCCGGTGTCACGTTGAGCCAGTTTGTACCTCCGGCCACGCTATGAATTTTTAGGCTGAATGAGTGTTGGATTTTGTCGTGGTTGAGTACCGCGAACTGGGCAGCGATATAGTCACGCTGTAACTGTTTTTGAGTTTTCATTTATTCACCCTCCGCTTCGTTTGCTAAGTCAGTTAAATTGTTCGCCCAGTCGCACAACTCGGTTAGGGTGCGACGCCCTAACATCACGTCTTGTTCCTCGCCGTTGATAGAGTTCGACCAGTTCGCGTAAATTTCGTAAGAACCCAGACCAATGTACAGAGTGAATGGGTAATCTTCGAGCCACAAGTACACGTTGCCAGAGTTTTGATTCTCGGCCGCTTCGCCGTAGCTGCTCAAGTCCATACCAAGGTCAGCGGCCGCGGTAATCAACAGCCCAACTTTGCGAAGGGCGTTGCTGCATAAATTTTGCGTGAAGTTCATTTTCGGTTCTCCGGTGAAAATGTGATTAGTTAGAAAAAACAGACACAACGTGCAACACAAACAAAACGCCGCCCACGTAAATACAAAACGCATATTTGGCAAACTTAAAAAAGCGGGCGGGTAGTTTCGGCCAAACAAACGCGACGCCCGAGTAAGTCAAATAACCAACTAACGCGGCCACGTGCACAAACACAAACAACGCAAAAACAACCAAAATAAAAGTAAACATTTCGTGCCCCTTAGTTCGAGTAAATTTGCGCCCATGCTTCGGCGTCTTTCTTTTTGTCGCAAGCGATCATTAAGGCGTTGTTAAAAAACACAAGCCACTCGACCCGCTCGGTGCAACGGCCGTTAAACGTGCCCTTGCGTTCAATGTGCGTGGTGTTGACCGTGCCCGCGGCTGACAATGAATAAAAAACTTTCGTGGTTTTTGTGCTCATTTCGTGCCCCTTAGTTAGCTGTTGCGTAGTTGCGAAGGGCGCGAACGTAGCCGCGGAAACTTGACTGGCTTTTGGCGTTCATGTACCAAGCCACAACCACAACGCCGCTTTTACGTACACCAAGAAAAATACCCTTGCTTGTTTTGTCGGCGGCGTCGGCTGTTGTTACCCATTGGCCGACTGGCAACGCTGCGACTTGCTCGGTTGACAGCGTGTAAATGTTTTGTGTTTTCGTGTATTTCATTTTCGGTTCTCCGTTTGTTGGTTTGCGTTGCTGCATCCCATGTACAGACTATAACCCGAAGGTAATATCGTTGTCAAGAGAAAAAGGCGTAAAAATAACAATTATTTTAAAAATATTTTTATCGTTTGTTGCTTTTTTACAATAGCCTCTAGAACGCATCAAACAGCCCGCTACGCGGTTTTTGTCGGGGTTGATAGTCAGGTATAGGGCAAAAACACGCTGGTTTTTTCGCGTTTTGTCAAACAATCGCACAACTTTGTTTCAAGTGAAACAATTTGCAAAGTGTGATTGTTTCACGTGAAACATTTACAAAGGCGTGAAACGCGGTTATTCTCCGCGAATGGAGAACACGCAAAAAACCCCCCAAAAAATAGTTAGACGGCCGCACGCTGGCCGACCTACCTTATTTCGGCCGGAGTTTATCGACAAGGCACGCGAGTACATCCGTGCCGGTTTCACCCGCGCAGACATCGCCGCACAGTTCGGGGTGAACGTGTCGCAGGTGTACGAATGGCAAGCGAAAAATCCCAATTTTGCCGATGCCCTAAATCAAGAGCGAGTTATTGCCGACACGGCCGTAGCCTCCGCGTTGTACCTCCGCGCGACTGGCCAACTGAAAAAAACCATCACGAAGAAAGTCACGACGGCCGACGGCCGCGTAGAGATACACGAAACCACAGAGAGCGTGCCCGCTGACCCCACAGCGCAACGCTACTGGCTGAACAACCGCGCCCCGAAGGTTTGGCGCGAGCGTAACGAGGTTACGGGGGCGGACGGTGCACCAATTGCCGTAAGCCTGTCGTGGCTCGGCAACTCGAGCCGCGGCCTAGTGATCGACGCCGAAACAATAGAACCCAACGACCAGAGCACGCCCAGTCTAACCAACGAAGGGGCGTAAATGCCTTATAAATCAATGGCTTACAGCTTTGCACCGTCGGATGTAAAGACCGACGGCCAAAACGCTACACACGCCGGAGGGGGTGGGGCGGGCTGGCCTCAAGCAAAAAGCCCCTTTTCAGTCCATATTGTGGACTTTCACCCCTTAAAACTAAGCATTTTTTTATGATGCAGTGCAATATCAAGGAAAAATTAGTGCATGGAGGGGTGTGTCGAGCCGGGGGTGGGGGGTGGCCGCGGCTGCTAGGACCGCTATCTGTAATTTTTCAAATTTTAGAACGAAAAGTAACTAAGTTGATCTTAGTAACTTCAGCCCGTCCTGTTGATGTTACGCAAAAAGTCTGATGGACATCCAAACCTACCAGCCCAGACCGTTCGCCATGGCCCTGCACAACAGGAAAGCAAGGTGGACAACATTAGTCTGCCACAGGCGGGCGGGTAAGACAGTCAGTTGTTGCGCCGATTTGGTCGTGGGGGCACTGGAAACACCATACCCCAACCCGCAGTTCGCCTATCTCGCGCCTTTCCGAGATCAGGCAAAGCGCGTGGCATGGAGTTATCTAAAAGACTTGACAAAACCGCTCTGGGCACAGAAACCAAACGAGTCGGAACTGACCGTTTTCATTCGCAACAGCAAGGGTGGTATCTCGAAGATTTTTGTCGCTGGCGCAGATAACCCAGACAGTCTTCGTGGCCTGTATTTTGATGGCGTCGTACTCGATGAAGTCGGCGATATGCGCCCGAGTATCTGGTACTCCGTCTTGAGACCGGCTTTGAGTGATCGTCGCGGCTGGGCCATCTTCGCGGGCACGCCCAAGGGCAAAAATATGTTCTGGAACTTGCGTGAAGAAGCGCGATTGAATCCGGCCTCGCACCTGCTCATTGAAGTCAAGGCGAGCAACAGCAACCTACTGCACCCAGATGAGTTAAGAGACGCCAAAGCGCAGATGACGGACTCGGATTATGAGCGTGAGTTCGAGTGTTCATTCGATGCGTCCATCCCCGGAGCGTATTGGGCCAAAGAAATTGGCAAAATTTATGACGCGGGCCAAGTTAAAGACTTCCCCGTGGATAAGGCTCTGCACGTGGAGGTCGTGGCCGACTTAGGCTACACCGACTCATGTAGCTGGTGGGTCTGGCAGACCACGAATGAAGGCTACCGCATTGTTGATTTTTATGAGGCCAATAGTCAGGCCATATCGCACTACGTTGAGTGGATAAAGGCCCTGCCCTACACGGTAGATCGCGTCTGGTTGCCGCATGACGCGAAGGCAAAGTCATTGCAGACGGGCCGAAGTATGGTTGAGACGTTTTTACAGCAGGGCATCAAGCCCGATCTGGTTCCCGATATGTCGTTGCAAGACGGGATCGAAGCGGCTAGGCAAGTCATACCGTTGTGTTGGTTTAACGAGCAGTCCACCTACGAGGGCCTCGAACACTTACGAGCATACAGCCGTGAGTGGGACGAAAAGACCGGGACCTTCAGGCAGAAACCGAAACACGATTCTCACAGTCATGCGAGCGATAGCTTCAGGTATCTCGCAATTGTGGCTAAGAAATTAAAGATTAGAAAACAGCGCGATTACGCCGCAGAAATAGTCGTTCCAGACGCACCCCAGCAGTATCAGTTTTCACTCGACATGATCTGGGATACCGCCCCCAAACAAAATGCACGTATAGGATAAATGATGAGCCAATTTAACGATGGACTGGATAAACCAGACGACAACACCCCCGCCGGGTTAGCGATACGTTGGAATAAAGAGATAGAGGCCGCGGGCAAAGAGGTGCTGAAGTGGCACGACGACAGTAAGAAGATCAACAAGCGGTATCTCGATCAGCGCGATGGATTTGAATCGGCTGAGAGTCGAGTGAATTTATTTTGGTCAACCATTGAGACGATGAAAGCGTCTTTGTACGCGCGGCCCCCTAAGGCTGACGTGGCACGATCCAATTACGATGCCGAGGACGATGGGGCGCGAGTGGCCGCGACCATGCTCGAGCGGATTCTCAACAGTGGCCTTGAGGAAGATGGCAGCGACTTCGATGCGGCGTTGCGCCACGGCATTAGCGACTGGCTGATCGTGGGCTTGGGCCAACTTTGGTTCCGCTATGAGGTAGAGACCGAGATGGTGATGGTCCCGGCCATTGTGCACCCGCACAGTCTGGAAGAAATTGAGCCAGCCGCTGAGTTTGAGAAGATCACAAGCGAAGAAGTTCAGACCGACTACATCTACTGGGGTGACTTCTTCTGGTCTCCCGCGAGAACGTGGGAAGAAGTGCGCTGGGTGGGGCGTAGAACATATTTAGTGAAAGAGAAAGCCGAGAAACGGTTCGGCAAAGTCATTGCCGCGCAGTTGAACTATGCGAAGAAACCTAAGACCAAAGAGGGTGGCCACGATGGCCTGCCTCAGAACGAGCCGTGGGATCGGGCTGAAGTGTTTGAGATTTGGTCGAAAGACGATAAGAAGGTGTACTGGTACGCCAAGGGTGTTGATGTAGTGCTGGACGTGAAAGACGACCCGTTAGGGTTAGATGATTTCTTCCCATGCCCCAAGCCCGCAATGATGAACACAACGACCTCGAACATGATGCCCAGAGCGTTGTACGTCTTTGCACAAGACCAGTTCGATGAGTTAGATGTGATTAACACGCGCATCAAGTATTTGACCGAGGCGTGCAAAGTCACTGGGGTCTACGACAAGAGTGCAGAGGGCGTGCAGAAGTTGTTTACGGAAGGCGTTGAGAACAGATTGATTCCGGTGGATAACTGGGCCATGTTTGCAGAGAAGGGCGGCATCAAGGGTCAGATTGAGTTTGTGCCCATCGAGATGATCGCTAAAGCGATTGAATACTTGCGTATGCAGCGCGGTGACAAGACTCAGCAGATTTACGAGGTGCTGGGGATTAGCGACATTATGCGTGGCTCGTCTAAAGCGAGTGAGACGGCCACGGCACAGCAGATCAAGGCGCAATTCGGCTCGACTCGTTTGCAGTATTACCAGTTTGAATTAGCTAGATGGGTGCGTCACGCCTTGAGAATTAAGGCCGAGATCATCGCCACACACTTTCAGCCTGACACGATTGTGAAGATGAGCAACATCCAGTACACGTCCGATAAGGAGCACATCCCAGCAGCGCTTGAGGTGATTAGTCAGATGGGCATGGAGCAGTACCGTGTGAACGTGGACGCTGACACCATGGCGGCAGTGGACTGGGCGCAGAAGAAAGAAGACAGTGCGGATTTGTTGAACGCCATTGGTAATTTTGTGGCCCAGATGACGCCTGTGATTCAGGGCGTACCGGGGTCAGCGCCGTTCGTGTTGCAGATGATGCAAGCGATGTTGGCCGGGGTCAAAGGGGCTAAGGCCGTGGAGAGCATCTTAGACCACGCGATAGCTGCCGCAAGTAAGCCGCCTGAACCACCACAGCCATCTCCTGAACAAATTGCTGAAGTGGAGAACACGAAGGCTCAGACCATGGAGCGTCAAGCCAAGGCCCAGAAGTTAGCCGCTGAGACGCAAGTGCTGGCCAGTGAGGACCCGCACATGGAGATGCAGATGCGCGGTCAAGAGGCGCAACAGAAAATGCAGATGCAGGGTGCTCAGGCCCAGCAGAAGATGCAGATAGATCAGGCCATGGCCGAGCAAAAAATGAGTGCTGACGCACAGAAATCCGAGCAAGCCATGATGCACCAGATCGTTAAAGACCGACACGACATGGCTGTGGCCCGCATACAGGCGCAGAACAAAGTGATGCAACAACCTAACCCCAATATGCCCGCAGCAAAGGGTGCTGGGGTGAGCGGTCAGAAACCGAGCGTGGGGTAAGACGATGGCTTTCTATCGCTACAAGTGCAATGAGTGTGGAGAGCACTTTCACCGCGTGTGTTCAATCAAAGCGTACTCGGCTGATCGTGAGTTCGACTGCCCCGAGTGCAAGGTGAAAACTGAACGTGTCATTGAGGCCCCGATGTTGGCGGCGGATGAGACGCTATCGGACTTGCGTGCAACGGATGGGACCGACATATCAAGCCGCACCAAGAGAGCCAAGTACATGAGGGAGAACAACTTGGCTTATGCGGATGACTTCAAAGAGACGTGGGCCGCGCATGAGGTCCAACGTGCCAAGCATTTCACGGACGGGTCAGACGACAAGAAGGCCCGACGAGAAGTAATCGCAAGAACCGTTTACCAAAACCTATAAGTACCTCACCCGGAGCATTTCAATGAGCAACGACCTACGCGAAGAATTAGAAAACGCACTGCAAGGCAGTGATTTGGCACCCTCTACGGAGGCTTCAGGCACACCAGAACCCACGGTTACTCCTTCACCCGAAGGTTCTACGCAGGAGGCTTCCACCCCTACCGACGCACCCGCAGTTGATCTAAACGCCATGGCTGAGAAGCCACGCGATGAGGCAGGGCGTTTTGCGCCAAAGCCTGCCGAGGGTATTCAGGCGGGGCCGAAAGGCAACCAGCCGCCTGTGGCTGCGCCTGAGACGGGTTTACCGCCCCCAGAGCAGGCTCGGCCCATCGACCGCGCACCGCAAGGCTGGACGCCCGCTGAACGTGAGAAGTGGGCTTCGCTGCCTGATGACATTAAGGCGCGAGTGGTGCAGCGGGAACGCGAGATCAACATCAAGTTAAACGAGACCGCGGAAGCACGGAAGTTTGCCGACGCAATTCAGCAGACCATCACGCCCTACATGGCCATGATTCAAAGTGAAGGCGGCACGCCCGTGACCGCCATTGCGAGTCTGTTTCAGACGGCTGGTGCACTGAGAACCGCGCCCCCACAACAGAAGGCACAGTTGGTGGCCTCGTTGGTTAAGCAGTTTGGTATCGACATCAATATGCTCGATCAGGCGATAGTGGGGCAAGGCCCGGCCGTGGACCCGATTGAAGAACGCATCAACCAGCGGGTGAACCAAGCGATTGCGCCGATGCAGCAGCGCTACCAACAGATGGAGATGCAGCAGCAACAGGAAATGCAGGCGCAGCAAGCACAAGTGCACAACAGCGTCGCGCAGTTCGTGGACAGCCAGCCTTACGGGGATGTGGTCAGAAGTGAGATGGCCATGATTATGCGTTACGCGGCCGAGAACAACATCAGCATGACGTTGGAAGAATGTTACCGACGCGCCTGCCAGATGAACCCACAGGTGGCCTCGCTTGTAGGCCAGCAGCAACAGCACCAGCAATTGCAGCAGCAGAACAGTGCGGCGCAAAACGCCCGGGGCCGCGCGGTGTCGATTTCTGGCGCACCGACTGGGGGCGGGATGCAACAAGAGACGCAAGCTGACGATATTCGTGGCGCAATTGAAGCATCTCTTGCACAAATGACGCGATAGTATTAAAGTATTGATAACCGAACTCAGTGAGTTCGGTTGTATTAAGTGGACGTGCCTAACCAGCCATAGCCACCCGACTTCAAGGAGCAACGCAATGTTGCCCACCTAAACCTCGCGGAACTAGCCGAGCGTAAAGGGAACGTCTGACAAATCGACGGGAATTTTTCCCATTCATTTATCAGATATTGGAGTTAAACCATGTCATTTGCTAACGCAAACGTAAGCGATATTATCGCTACTACCATTCAAAATCGCAGCAAGAAAATTGCGGATAACGTCACAAAAAATAACGCTCTGTTGGCTAAGTTAAGCCAGTCAGGTGGTGTTCGCACCGTCTCTGGCGGCAACATCATTCTGGAAGAATTGTCGTTCGCTGAAAACGCAAACGCTGGCTTCTATTCGGGCTACGACTTGCTGCCAATCGCCGCACAAGACGTTATCTCTGCTGCTGAGTTTACGCTCAAGCAATTAGCTTGCCCAGTCATCATCAGCGGTATGGAGCAACTCCAGAACAGCGGCAAAGAAGCGTTCATCGACTTGCTCGAGGCACGCATGGCCGTGGCTGAGTCAACCATGAGCAACAAGCTGTGCGGCTCGATCTACTCCGATGGCACTGGTAACGGTGGCAAAGAAGTCGTCGGTTTGAACGCTGCTGTGCCCGTTTCTGCGGCCACAGGCGTGTACGGTGGAATTGATCGTGCGACCTTCGCCTTCTGGCGCTCACAGACCAAGGATGTGAAAGACTTCGCAGCCGCCAAGCCCGGTCCAGTATCAGCCGCTCTGTCGGCTATGTGGGCCACTCTGGTTCGCGGTGCAGACCGTCCTAACCTGATCGTGATGGACAGCGTGATGTGGACTGCTTACTTGAGCGAGTTGCAGAACCAGCAGCGCTTCACTTCAGCAGAGACCGGCAACCTCGGTTTCCCATCAATCAAGTTCATGGATTGCGATGTTGTGCTCGATGGCGGCATTGGCGGCTTCTGCCCACCCAAGACCGCGTTCATGCTCAACACCAAGTACCTGAGCTTCCGTCCACACAAAGACCGCAACATGGTCCCACTGTCGCCTAGCAAGCGCGTTGCCATCAACCAAGACGCTGAAGTTCAGATTCTTGCTTGGGCTGGCGCGATGACTTGCCGTGGTGCTCAGTTCCAAGGCCGTCTGGTTAACACCACTGCCTAAATCAAGGATGCTCCGGGTGGGGCATCTTTAGGGGCGGTCTGAGCAATTGGGTCGCCCCGTTTTTTGGAGAGAAACATGGCAGCAACATTTTCAAGCAGCAGGGCCAACACGCCCTACGACCCAACGGCCTCACAAGCCACGGGTGGCGCAAGCACGGGGATTAACGTGGCCGCGCAAAGCGTTGGCGCACCCGGCGGTACGCAGATGCGTATTGGCGGTCTAGCGTTCAGCTTGTCGGTCAATATCCCGGCTGCGCCCACAGAGGCAGAAGCCGAAGCACCAGCAGTTTAAGTAATACCCCCGGGCGTTATGAACCCGGGGTTTTTTCACATCTAAAAATAGGAAATATCCAAGATGCAAACCGCCCAGACCGTGCAATTCGCAACAGACTTTGATGACTCGCAAGTGTTTAACGATGCCGAGGGTCGCTACTCTGATGACAAGAAGTTGTTTGTTCAGTTTTACACACGCCCCGTGCAAGATAACGTGGCAAGCCAAGAGGCCAAGCGCCCGATCTTTATCGACGCTGACTTTGTGAAGATCATGGTCCCCGGTGACAAGCGCACAGTGATTGACCGCATCGCGAGTGATGAGGACAAGCAACGCTTTCCGACTCACTTCGCACGCTACAAAGCTGGCCAAGCCGAGCAGACCGTGGGCACGCCACTCGATATGTTGCCCGGCATGACTGCTGGCAAGGTCGAGGAATACAAGCACTTCGGCATCAAGACCATCGAGATGTTGGCTGAAGCGTCAGACAGCGTGGGCCAGCAGTTTATGCAGTTCCAGTCAGACAAGAGCCGTGCCAAGGGTTACATGGCACTGGCCACCGATAACGCAGCCGTAAAAGAAGTCGAGGCCAAGTTATCGGCCGAGAACGCAGCGATGAAATTGCAGATCGAAGCCATGCAGAAGCGGATGGAAGATGTGCTTAAAGCGAAAGCTAAGTAAGGAGTAGGGAATGGCCTTTCAGATCGTTCGTAACGAAACTTTAATTGCGGCTTGCAACACTGTTGCCGGTCTGATTGGCTACCCCACAACGAAAGATGCCGTGGGTTCACAAGACCCGAAGATGCAGCAGATTGTTGCGAGCATCAACATGGCGGCAAAAGATTTGCTCTCGATGTACACATGGCAAGAGATGGTGCGCGAGGCGCGTGTCGATGTGTTCCAAGACTACAAGGGCCAGACTGAGAAAGAGTATCCGCTGCCTGAAGATTATTACCAGTTCATCGACCAGACACAGAACAACTTGACCACCAAGATGCCTGTGCGCAATCCGGTGGCGGCTGTGCAGTGGCAGACGATGAAAACCCTCATGCCGGGGTCTACTGTGCAGACCATGTGGCGCGTCAAGGGCAACAAGATGTGCTTCTTGTACCCGCCAGCGACACCTGAGACCATTCAGTTTGAATACATCTCGTGTGCGTGGGCGCAAGACGCTGATGACGCAACGCTTTACAAAAACATTGCCGACAAAAACGGTGACACGTTCTTGCTCGACCCTGATTTGATTACCCAGTTAGGCCGCGCACGTTGGCTTGAGATTAACGGCTTTGACTCAGGCGCTGCCATGCGCGATTTTCAACGCCTGTACGACAACCGCACAGGAGGAGCCACGGGCGCACCCGTGCTGAGTATGTCGGGTGGTGCGGGTAGCGTGCTGATTAACCTCGGCAACTTACCCCAGACTGGGTACGGGCTGTAATCATGGCGATGAAGCCTATCGCCCGCGGCAAGGTACGCACGATGACTGCGGCCACCAAGACCAACGCTAAGGTCGTGATGCCACCTCCAGTGGGTGGCTTAGATTGGATCAGCCCACTGGCTACGATGGCCCCCAAGAACGCACAGGTGCTCGATAACTTCATTGCTCGACCGCAAGGCGTTGAGTTGCGCGGCGGCTGGCAAGACTTGCTTGACGCGACCCTCGAAGGCTCACCCAACACGTTGATGAGCCACCCCACACCGGGCAATGCGCTAGACAAGCTATTTGCGGCTGTGGGCAACAAGGTGTGGGACTTAACCCCTGCTACTGACCCACTTAATCCAAGCGTGCCTGTAGAGGCTTTAACAGTGCCTGTGACGCACGCGTACTGGTCTTGGGTGAACTACTCGCTCAAGACTGAGAAGTACCTCTGTGCGGTCGCTCAGGGCGCTGGATACTTCACCTATGACGTGACCGATGGCTGGGTCAAGCGCGAGATTACGGGTGTTGAGCACTTAGAGTTTCGCACTGTGACTACGTGGAAGCAGCGGCTCTGGTTCACGCAAGCTAATTCGTCTGAGGTGTTTTATCTCGGCATCGGTGAAGTGCTCGGTGGCGAGGCGAAATTCTTTGATTACGGCCCCATGCTCAAGCGCGGGGGCCACGTTCGTGCGATCACGTCTTGGACGATGGACGGTGGCGATGGTGCGGATGACTACCAGTTGATTTTCGGCTCTGAGGGCGATGTGCTGATTTACAAAGGCACGGACCCTGACAACGCAGACACCTACGCCCTCGTTGGCGACTGGTACATGGGCAAGTTCCCCAGAGGCGACAGGTTCTTTACACCCTACGGTGGTGACGTGCTGGTGT